TTACCTTCTGGGTCAGTAGTAGTGTTAGTAGTTACAGATAATATTGCTGTTTTAGTCCATTGGTCTATTTGATCTGAATAAGCTATTGAATTGCGATCAGAAGATAGTGCTACCTTACCGCCGTAACCATAAGCAACACCACTTGAACGAGAAGCTATAGATATAACATCGCCTGGCGCTAAGTTAATAGCGTCTGTGCTAGTAGTAAAACTTATATTACGTCTTTGATACTTAGAAGCAGCTATCTGATACTGAGCCATGCGAACAGCTTGACTTCTTCTAGTAACACCGTACAGGTCTAGACTAGCTATATTTTCAATATCAGACGTATCAGTTCCATCATTAGCATCAGCAGTATTAACTCGAACTGTTTCACGCTTAAAGTGGTTAGTAGGATCAATATAGTTTACGTCTATACCTGTGTATACTTCACTCTCTTTTGTGCCTGATATTTGGAAACTACCTTGTTTCATAGTAGCTTCGTTAAACATCATAACAGGATACTCATCTGGCATATCTACAGCAAGTGTAATTTTTGAGCCAGCATATATTAGCATACCTCTAAAAGTAGCAGCTATCTTATTAAGTAGATCCATGCTTTTTTCTTGATCAGTTATACTTAGATCAGTTATGAATCTTCTTTCTCTGATGGCAGTACCTTCAGGTAAGCCTTGCTGATTCTGTTTTACTGTGTTGTAAAGTTGTCTAGGCTTATATCTATAAGAACCATCCGCTAAACCTGATACTCCAACGAATCTACCAGTAGTAGGGTCACAAGCGTCACAGTACTGAGCTACTTGATAAAACTTATACTTATCTATATTTTCTTCAGGTATACCTAGACCATACGTTTTATTAGTAAGTAAATCGTAAATTATCCATACAGGATTTTGAGTCCAAGAATATGTAAAAGTTCCATCCCATGTACCAACATATATTTGTGGATTGGCGTCGTATAGTATAGTGCTAGCACCAGATTTTTGAAGAGTATAACCTTTTTGAGTATATCCTACGGCAGTAGGTACATTCTCTATAGTAATAGTATTAGTTACAGGAACTTCAATCTCTCGCCAATCTATCTCTCCTGCACGCTCTGCGTAAACAGTGATGTCTGGAGGTGTATTAACTAGCTGTAGACGGCTTAGAATTGGCTGATTATAGTTAGATGGTACTTTTACAAGCAATCCTTTAATCATAGAAGTAAATGTAGGTATACCGCCATTATGCTCATTAACAGCTTTTAACGCATATCCTATGATTGCTGTTCTAGGGTAAGCTTGCTTTTTATTTTCTATTTCATACCAAGCAACAATACTAACTGAATCTTGAATTTTAGAATCAGAAGAATCTTGACTAGTCTTTTCTATATCAAATCTATACCCTGCGTCACTCTGATACTGAGTAGGTATAGCTATAACTATGGTTCTTCTTACTGGCTTGTCAGTTTTACCGCTTATAGTTAGAGACTGGTCTATAAAACACAGAGACCTATCTCTTGTCCATATTTTAATATTGATTTGTGCGCTATAAGAACCTACGTTACCGTTACCATCTGTTTTAGATAGTGAATCAACGTTAAATATGAACTCTAACGCATCCCATGAGTATGCACTAGTCTCTTGGCTATAAACACTGTTTTTAGGTGCATATTTTTTTTCAGGGTCACCCTCTGGAGGAGGACCAGAACGTAACGGCACGGCGCTAGCAAAACCTTGAGGAGTAACTATTGAATCCCCAAATTTAACTATGGGTGCTTGTGTTACGGTACCTGTACTATACGCTACGTTAAAGTTTTTATAGTTTATACTACCGTCGCCATCTAAGTTAAGTAGATCATCAATACTAGAATCTTGTATCTGAACATCTTGAGGCCCATTAGGGTTCACACGATATATAGGACCTTCACCTACTGCTGTAGTAAGATATAAGAAATCAGTAGAGAAAAGGGAGTTAGGAGATACTTTTCCCCCACTACCACCTTTACCTTTAGAACCTTTTATTTCAGGAACTTCTATACCAGAATGCTTAACATATTGTCTAGCTATAGTCATTAATTTCTACCTTTAATTTATGCTTCTGTAAGAGCTACGTCTTCGCCACTTGAGCTGCTTGGAATTGTTTTTGTGTATCCTGATATTAGTTGCCCAGCAACTCTAACAAGACCATAGTTTAATGGTATTGGTGTACCGCTTGCGGTAGTATTGGTTAAACCTCCAAAAGCATTGTTATCACGAGAGCTCTCAGCCGAAGTGTTTGGTTTTGGCATTAACAGCATACTAACACCCATTAGTGCTAAGTTAAGTCCTATAGTACCTACTAAGCTACCTAACGTCATAGCAGTAGCACCCGTACCCCACAATACAGCGCTACTAGCGGTTGCAAGACCAGTACCAGCCATAGAAGCCATACCTGCAACTAAAGGAAATGCAATCATCAATGCTGCTACAGCTAATATAGCAATAATTCCGCGTTTGCCACCGCCACCTACTATAGCAGGAACAATATATATAGTATCCCCATCATGAGCTTTACGCATAAACATTTCGTCTTGGTTGATTTCACGAAGATTCTTATCCAAAAAAGTAAATGTTTCTTGCAGTTCATTTTGGCTCTGCTTCTTAACATAGGTTAAAAAATCAGGGTGTATACTGTATATATACTCTAATACATCAGCATAGTGATTTATATCTGCTTTTAGTTCTGTGCCTCTAAAGTACTTTTGTAATGTAGAGTGTGGTTTAATGTTTACTATCAAGATGTTTTTCCTCTAACTGCTCATAGCGTAATGCGTCTATAGCATTATCATACCAGTATATAAAGAACTTGTTATTGAACCCTACTAAAAACTTATACTCATTGAATGCTGCACTAACTTTATCTTCTTTACTAGGTATAGGGTTAGTATCGCCTGGATGAGAATGAAAGATACCCCAAATATTTCCATCATGAATTACTAGAGCTGCGGGGTCTAAGTAAAATGTAATCTTAGGTTTATCACTTATATTTTTACAAGGAATGTATGTAAAGTCTTTAGTTATAATACCTACACACTCTCTAGGATAGTCCCTAGCAGCATGAGCATTCATATCTTCTTTTAATTTTTCAAACCGTTCCATCTGTATATTCCTAGCGTATATTGTTGATAATACCTACCATAAGTTGAGACCCAGCTAGGTCTATCAATCATGATCTGTAATAATTTATTGTTTTCAATGTACATGGCACAATGATTTGCTACATTAGTAGAACCAATATTGAGCAGGAGTACATCGTAAACTTCTGGAGTTGTTACAGCTTTCCATCTAAAATCTGGGCGATCTGTGTTTGCTCCGTTATGTAATAGAGACTCATTAACTTTAGAATACCAATCATCATCTACTATGTTACAAAAGTCAGAAGTGGTCATACCAACTGGATAACCACATTCTTGTTTAAGTATTAGTGCGCACAGATTAAAACAGTCTATACCTGTTTCTGGGTCTTGTCCTAGGTGCTGATATGGTAAATTTAGGTACTTGTTATACCAAGCTGTCATGTCTATAAATCGCATGTAAGTGGCTTAACCAGTAGTCAGATAGCGTATCTATACGAGACGTCATACCTTCTTCTACGTGAAGCATTTTGTTAGGCATAATATATATACCAAAGTGAATTAATAATTCAGACTTTTCTGACTTAAACACTATTAAATCATAGTTTTTTGCACCTGTCAATGGAACTTTTGTTCCATATTTTGCTGCCCTTTCGTCAAAACTAGTTGTAGTAAACTCTTTCATCCACTGTGTTGAATGTGGATAAGGGGGCAAGTCGAAACTTACCCCCAATTCATTTTTATAAAATTGCTGTACTAGAATAATGCAATCAAAAATTCCGTAATGATGTTTATGTCCTATATATTTTAACAATAAGTTACCTTTCAAAAATTACATTTGTGGTACTGTTCTACCGACTCCAGGAAACCCACCAAAATGTATAGAGTTATTACGGAGAGAGCAAGCTGCTAAGGATTTAGCGCATA